TGGCCCGGAGTCCATGCACTTTTTTGCAATTCAATCTCGTCGTAGGTGCCATAGTCACTGGTCACCACATCTGGCTCTACCAATAGATAACGTTGTAGGTTGTCAAAGTCCACGGTCTTTTGGAGATAGATATATTTTTGTGTGGAGTTTATAGTTGGTGCAACAATTTCACTGAAGAAATCAGGATTGTCTGGTACACCATCATTGTCACTGTCTCGATAGCCTACTAGTACCTGGAAGTCATCAACATAGCCATCGCTTTCTACAGGCTGTCCAATAATGGTCATGTAGATGTCGCCTGACAAATGATCTGTGGAGTCTGGTTGAGTGTTCACTGCCAGCACATTGATAAAGTCCTTGATCACTGTGCCTGTACGGCTGTCATAAATTTGTCCGCCGTCATAATAGAAGAAACGTGTTTGTAACACAGATCCAAATGAGTATGCAAGGCCGCGGAAGGTCACAGTATAATTTTGATTTTGCACAACAAATTGTATCAACCATGACGCATCCAAATTGGTACCTGAGGTATTGCCAGCATAGGTTTGACTCCAGGTAGCATCCGGTGCTAGGTTAGTGCTGGTAATTAGATACCAGGTACCGGGAGTACCAGTGATGTCTCCATCGTTGTCATAGCCCAGGCCAAAGTTACGATTCAACAAAATTTGTTCAGCAATGCTTTGTTCAATACTCACTGGTAAATCCGTTACAAACAAAGGAATAATAGTATCAACCAGTGCGCCAGTAGGCACAAAGTTGTTGAGTGCAACAGGGCCTGCGCCAGAAGGTAAGTTACCAAGACCGTTGTTGTAGCCTGATCCTTCAATACTGATTGGACTGGCCCAGATTTGCAATGTTTGATCTGCCGATGTTGGTGTGCCTAGTTGCAGTTTGTTGTTTTTATCAAAATAATAACCAGTGGGTGGTACAAACTTAATTAAACTTCCCACAGCCACATATTTGAATGCTGTGGTTGTGGTTGATCCCACTGGGATAGGCGAGCCTGTAGGGAAGGCAGTTGAATAAACTGCATTTTTAAAGTATCCAGTAGTTTCGTTGGCCAGTGTAGTACTTTGTGTCCAACTGGCGTCTGTTACCCAGGTTGTGTTGCCATATGTGGGCAACGAAGTGGCTGTGACTCTTGGGAAGTTTTCATAATAAAACTGGCGCATGGTGTTTGCACCAATAGCCGGCTGAACTTGATTGGTAGTGAAATCAGCAATTTCATTGCGATTGGTCCAGGAGAACAAGATAGTGGGAAGAATATTTTGTTCCCACAAGCCACCGTCGCTGCCAAAACTGTTGGTGCTGGAATACTTGCCTGTGTTGTCCACAAGATCAAGATAACGACTAGTGCCGATACTGGCACGATTCAATGCCTTGCTTTTAACAATTGAGTTGTATTGAGTGTATGGAAAGAGGTTGTAATCTTCTCCGTTGACCATGCGGTCTTGTGTGTAATAGCGAGCAGGGGCACGTTGTTTGATAGCATCAATAGTTTCACGTGCTTGACTGTTTGAAACAGGTTGAGTGATACCGCAAGTGAATGTCAGTGTTTCAAGATTGCCTGCACGGCTAATATAACTGATTGGAATTTGTACTGCCTGCATTTCTGCAGGATTGATAATGTATTGCAAACCGTTTGATGCACGAACATAGGCACGGAATGTGCCTACCGGAATTTCTGAGAACACACCATCACCAAACACCATGGTAATTTGATCGTTTGTCCTAGAAGTAACTGAGTAGATAGGACGTAGATCTGTGGCTGTTTGTTCAGCACCGGCTGAGTAGATATTTTCTGTATAGGTCCATTCGCGACTGATACTACCAACATTGTCTAATTGAAACAACCAACGATCTTCATTGTTGACACCTTCAATGTTGATGTTTACAGTACGGTTGCTGACTTTTTCTGCCAGATTAAAATCTTGATTCTGGAGCACGCCTTGCTTGAACATAAAAAAGTAGCCGGTGTTGGCTGATTGAAAGCCCAAACTGTCGTTACGGAACAATATGTTAAATGATTGATTGGACTGTGGAGGTGGCTCGTACAAATAAGTTTCGCCCACCGACGTTGATGTCATGGCTTCAAAGGGCATGTTCACGCCATCCACTGTGGCAGTATATGGAACTATTGGCAAGAAGCCAGGCACTAGATTAATACCAAATTCGCTGGTGACTACTCCCAACAAAGTTTGTTTGTTGCCAGGCTGCCCAACTTTTTGTGTGTCAACAAGACTAGCATTGATGATTGTGGTAAATTGTTCTTGCCAATCTGGATTGGTTTGGTCTGCCCAATTAACAGTGAGGTTAGAAAGATTTACGCCTTGATAATCCACAACGTTTTCTGTTGTAGTGATTGAAAATACTTTGAGTAAGCCTTGTGCGGCAATGTTGCGTTTGGCAGTGTAACTCACAAGGTTGGCCAGGCGTACCACACTGTCACGACGCTCGGCTGTGTCTATGTAGTTTTCTCTAGTGTTTAGATCTGTGCGGAATGCCAGTGCCTGTCCCATGAACGCAATAACATCCAACAAGGCAATGTATTCTGACGATTCAATATAGTCATTGAATGTTTCTGGATAATACAAGCGCAGGTAATCAACAAAACTTTTGCGCAGAGTTTCAAAATCATAACTTTGAAAATCGGCTTCGCGATAGGTTTGATAGATTTGTTTCCAATCTTCTACACCAAATATCGCCGTTTGTCTAGTTGTTTTTGCCATTATACTGAGCCTCTATTGTTTATTTATGGAGTTTAAAAACGGCTGAGTTTATACGTAAGAGGCTGAACGTTGTTCTAAGTCAAAGAAAATGCTCAGTCTTTCGGCATCTGTACTTGGCACTACCGCAAGTTCAATTTCAAGCAGTATGCCATTCTCTTGTGGATATACCTGTGTGTCACTAATATAGATTCTTGGATCGCCGCCGGCTACCCGTTGAATTTCTGTCACTATGTTGGTTTGTAAATCTTCCAATTGATTCTCAAACAAGAAGTCCCACAAGGTAGTTCCGTACGCAGGACGTCCGGGTAGTTGTCCTTGACGTATGTTAAATGCGTTTAGCAGGTCGCGTTTGATCAATTCAAAGTCCGTGAGAGTGAACTTTTTGTATTGTTTTTGTGTGTTGAATCCAATGAATGTTTGTGCCATATGGTATTTATAGGTGCTTATTCGTTGGCACCACGCCCTTCAATTTTTGTTGACAACGCCTGGATTCTTTCGCGAATACTTCTTCCTGTTTTAGTAATATAACTTCCTAGACTGTTGATATTTGTTGGTGATGTAACCCCTATGTCTAAAATTTGTTGATATCTAGCTGGCAGTTTATCGTAAATGGCTAGAACCTCAGCAACTTTTTCAACAACCACACTGTTGTAAGCATCGCGACCATTTTGATATTCGTTTGATATTGCTTCGTAAGCCGACTGAGAAATTGATTGTTGGTTTTCAAGTGCAGATAATTTTGATTCAACTGCTTGTATGGTTCTACCCCGAGGATTAATAATAGTATTGATCAATATGTAGGCTTTGGTCAAATATTCTTCAACTGATGTTTGAAAAATGCTATTTGCTATTGGGGCTTGTGAGGTGTAACTAGGAACAGGTATTTTATCGTCCCCAACAACTCTGATGCTGGCCGCATCCAGCGTGGCTCGATTCACTGTGTCTGACTTGGGCACAGGAATATCTTGTTGTTTGAATGCTGTGGGTATTTTGGTATTGACCAGGTTCACTGCAAAAGCACCATCTCGAACGGCACTTGAGAACGCGGCTTGTACAGCGCCTGTGGCGTCACCTGGAATGGGCAAACCTTTAGCAAATGCTTCAGCGTTGGGCAGGCTTTTTGCGGCATTCAGAGCCATGCCAGCGATGCCTTGACTGGATAAATTTTGCACAGGAATTCCCACTGCGCCCAGTCCTGCCACACCTTTGGTCATGAGATCCTGTTGTATTTGACTTTGTTTGCCAGCGTTGCCTAGCAAATCACCGGCACTTTTGATACCATCTTTGCCGGTCCAGGCCGCTGGACTCTTGGCCACAGAGGCAAACAAACTGGCACCCTGTGAGGACAAGGCCGCCAGGGCTGCCACACCAGGTTTGACATAACCGGCTGTTTCCAATTGTTTTAGATCAAATCCAAATGACCCTAATCCTTTGTCATTACTAAGAGTATTTGATGCCTGCCCCATTAGATTCTTTGCCTGTGCCAGCACACCATTCACTTCTGGTATGCTCATGGGACCAATGCCACTCACAGCACCGGCACCAGTGATACTGCTGGCTACTTTTGAAAAGTCAGCAGTGTTGATAGGGTTGGTTACAGGAAACCCTGAAATTGTTTTATTAATTGTTTGTATAGAAGAAACTGCTGTGGATCCTTGTATCACTGCCGCACTTACCAAAGGGTTGCCTGTTCCTGCGGCACCAGGTATCTTTGATAATGCACCGGATATGGCCGAAACCGCAGGGCCTACTGCGGCAGTCAATCCTGCGGCAATACCTGCTAATGATCCTCCGAGTGCTCCGCCGGCGCCACCAAGAGCGGTGCTAATAGATCCTAATGGTGCAACACTTCCTACACCACCGAGAGCACCTGCAAGACTGCCTTGTGCTTGTTGCAGAGAGGATTGGGCACTTGCAAGGCCGTCGGCTGCTTGTGATGCCGCAGATAAACTTTCTCCGGGTTTAAATCCTACTAGACTTCCGGTATCTGCTTGTTTTTTAAAGATTGCAAATGCCTGTTCTCGAGTGAGTCCCGGAGGTCCTTTGAGCGAGAACGTGGACGATGTACCTTGAGGATTTGTTTGAGTTAGATTTGAGGATGCTGGTGCCTGTGTTCCAGAAGTATCCTCTGGTGGTCTTGGGTATCCAAGGCTTGTGAGGCCGGGTAATCCGCGGCGCAACCGTTCACCATTGGTTCTATCCCAAACTATATAATCATCACCGGTGTAGGTTAAATCTGCATCGGCAGTACGGGAAAAAAGGTTGGTATTGATACCTGCACCAAGAGCGGTTGCAGAACTTTTGAGTTGGTTGAGATCAAATGTAAATTCAGCCATGTTATTGCGCCTGTATTTCTATGCCGGGAGGAACTGGTACTGCACCAGGTGGCGGACTGGGTTTGCCCTCTTCAAATGCAATTTCAACATCCACACCTTTGTTATGATAGGGATAAGGTTCATGCGTAGGCGCACGGCTCACGGTGCTCTCAAGTCCTTCAGGTTTGACTATCCAACCCTTGCTGGTATCCCATTCAGTATCATCCAACAAGGTTGTGGTCAATGGTTGTGGATTAGAGACCGTGCCAGCGGCAGGACCATTGAGATCAATACCACCTGCTTGTAAAGCCAGCGCAGATCCTGCACCCCATGATCCTGATGCGCTGTTCAACGTAAGTGTGCCGTCTGCTTTGATACCAATTGTACTTTTACTATACAAAGTAATATCTTCCTGGGCTTGTACACTTAAAAATGTATCTGTTTCCAACTGCATATCCTCTTTACTTTTTATTTTTAAATAACGACCAGCAAACATGTTGATGTCACGATCAGCATGCAGGTTTATATCACCCTTAGTACGAATGTTCACACTGTTTGTGGCATACACATCCACTGTGCCTTCTACTCCAAATTCAATCCAGGTTTGCCCATTGGCATGTACGATGTAAAAGAAGTTACCGGTATCACTCATGGTGATTTGATGACCTTTTGAAGTGCGTAATCTCAGCAGGGCATTGTTACCTTCAACATCGCCGTCGTCCATCACAAAACTATGGCCCCCCACACGTCCAATAACCTGTGCATCTCCTGGTTTGATTTCTCCGGCATTTAATTTAGCATTGATATCGTTGGGTTTCATACCACCTTGATAGATGGCTGTGCCCGGTGTACTAATTCCAAACACCGCACTAGGAGTTTCTCGTTGACTGCTGGAATTTATGGTGCCGCGTTCATTGTCGGTTATGAGTCCTTGCTGAAGTAATGCTTGAGCCACAACACTTTGCACAGGTTTTATACCATCAAAAAATCTTGGGCTGTTAAAAAGTTCATCGTTGTTGATATTGATCTCTGTCACAGGCAGTCGTGAAGCATTAGCAAAATATGATTCTTGATTTTGATTCTGTACTTCTGCTTGTGATTTGACCACTGAGCCAATGGCCGGAACCATGCGGCCTGTTCCTTGTTCAGGAGCAACACCAATATAATATCCTTGGCTGCGGTCACCATTGACAAAAATACAAATCACAGTGACTCCCACATCAGGCGGAGTAAACCACATGCCATAACTGTTGGGGGTTCCGGGATAAGCGCCGAGATTCAAAGTGGAGCCGCTAGTCGTGGTTTTTGGAGTGTTGCCGTAGAAAGGTGGCATGTAACTCACTGTGGTCCACTTGACGTCGTTCTGCATGCCTGCTTCGCCACCATCGGCAAATGCTTCAATATACACCTGCAAGCGACCGCTACGAGTTGGGTCCACGGCGCTCATGACCACACCAGTAAACGGACCAAACTCCGAAGGCACACCTCCGCGGTCTAGTTTATAATTGCCCGGGCGGCCTGTGCTACGTTGTACATTATCTACCATGTGTGTCCTTTAGTTGTCAGTTTTGTTTATCTGTTGTACAGCAGGGTTAGTGGTACTAGTGGGGTTGCCTGGCGATTGGCTACCGCGACCTTGATTACCACGAGCAGCTGCGGCAGCATTTGCCCTTGCAATCGGTGAACTAGGTAATTTAGGTGGTCCACTGCTGGTCGTTTCGGGCACACCGACAGTCCCGCCAGCACCGCTTGTGGGTGGTCGTGGTGCACCTGCTGGCAGCGGATTGGGCGAAACATTATTCCCAGTGGTGTTGCCGTTGTTATCATAAGAGTTGCCATCAACCACCGGGTCAGCAGTGGTTGGATATAGTGTGGGTCCTGCTGGTGTTGCTTGAGATTGTCGAGAAAGCCTGGCCGTTTCTGCAACAGTTTGATTGGCGTCGCTACGCAAGCCCGATGCGCCACTACCAGTAAATCTTTGTGCGGCAGCCAATTGTGCCTGTGTTAATCTGCCAGGGCCGCCGGTGGTATTGGTATTAGCGGTACTGGTGCGCTTGGTGTCTGTGCTGGCCTTGGCAGTTGATGCCGCTACCGCAGGGTTGGCGGTATTTGTACCATCGGGTTTGGGGAAGATGTAGATGCTTCCGCTAAGTGTTTGTTCAAAACTACCTCCACGAAATTCACTTAGACATTCAGTGGCTATGTATACTCTGCTCTGTAATGGCTGTCTTTGACCAGTGCCGGCTTGTTTCGCATAAGGATCTGCTAGGCCGGTGCTGAGATCATAATCTTCCGGGCGTTGCCAAACCATTTCAAACATGACATCTTGAGTGTCAAAACTTATCGTGCCGTCGGCTTCAAACCCTGTTCTGGCCGCCGGATATACTGTGCTTGCAGTTACTGGTTTGAATTGACTACCTTGCATGATCCATGCAGGGTCTCCGATGATTCGCACCTTGGCGGTAGCAAGATCACTTGGATCATACAATATCTCAGCGGCGTTGGCATTGGGTTCAAGTTCTTTGCCGTCGGCACCAAAACTACTTTCACCGCTTCGTGGGCTATAAGCAAATTTTACTATTTCTGGCATGCTACTGGCAAATTTTCGCGCCTGCGCCTGCTGAAGACTATTGCCCGGGCCACTGCCACTGATTGTGGTGGTAAACAGTGAGTT